AATCAACCAATAATAATTTCTGAAATATATAATACTATAGGAGCAGTAGAAGGAGTACAATCAGTTCCTGATTGTAGATTACATAATATAGCAGGGGTTGATTTAGGATATTCTCCTTACAAATATGATTTAGATGATGCTACTATAAAAGGAATTATATACCCATCATTAGATCCAAGTATGTTTGAAGTAAGATATCCTAATCAAGATATTAAAGGAAAAATAACACAATATTAAAATGGCATACTACTCTATATTTCCAGAAAAAGACGCAACAATATATAGTCATCCTGACCGAACTGGGTTAAACACAGGTAGAGATGAAATATTAGAATTGTTAGAGGAAAAAGATAAAGCAAAAGAAATATACTATCCTTCTAGATTTTTACTTAAATTTAAAAATACAGAAATCAAGGATGTAATAGAAAACAAACTAACAGGAGCAGCTAAAGAAGTAAATACATCAAATGTAAAAGTATGCTTAGAAGTATTTGCCTCTGAACATAAATCATTACATGCAAATCATATAGTTCAAGTTTACGCAGTTTCTCAATCTTGGGATGAAGGTACAGGTAGATTTTTAAATAACCCAACTTCATCTAATGGAGTAACTTGGGATATGAGAACAGACACAGGTTCAAGTGCAAGAGCAATATGGGCTACTTCAAGTTTTGCTTCTAATTCAACAGGTTCTTGTTGTGATTTTATGCCTATATCAGGAGGGGGAACTTGGTGGACAGGAACAAATTATGTAGCAGAAACATCTTTTTCAAATGCAGATAATTTAGACTTAAATGTAAATGTAACTAAATTTATTCAGTTTTTCTCAGCAAGTTATTATCAAGGTGCGACTTATCCAACAGGAATAGAAAACGAAGGTTTTATAGTAAAAAAACCAGTCGCTACAGAATGTGATGCTTCAGCTAGCTTCGGTGAACTACAATATTTTTCCGTAGATACACACACTATATACCCACCCAAACTAACATTTAAATGGGATGATTCCTCTTATTCTCATAGTGGTACTATTTTAAGTAGTAGTTTATTTTTATCATTATATGATAACCAAAAAATATTTCAAAGAAAATCAAAACAACGTTTTAGATTAACAACAAGAAAAAAATACCCAGATAGAGCTTTTGTAACAAGTTCAAATTATTTAGATACAGCATATTTGCCTACCTCTAGCTATTATGGTTTACGTGATGCAACAACTGATGAAATAATAATCCCTTTTGATACAAATTACACAAAATTAAGTGCCGATAATGATGGTATGTATTTTGATTTATTTATGGAAGGATTACAACCAGAACGTTATTATAAACTACAATTTAGAGTAGATAGTAATGAAGGTATAAATATATATGATAAAGATTATTATTTTAAAGTAGTTAGATAATGTTAAATAAAAACACATTAAAAACACATGAAACTTCAGTTTCTCCTAAAATAGTTAAATTTAGGGGAACAACTACACCTATAAGGGATGAAAATAGTGATTTTCAACATACCCATGACTTTGTAGTATATGAAGATGATACTGTTGAAATATTTGATTTCTTTTATAAAGATCCTGTATCAGGAAAAGTAAATAAACATACACATGATTATGAGGGAGAATATCCCTATGGTTATATGATGGAGGAAATATGGCAAACTCCTTCAGCATCATTACATCATGTACATAAAATAATTAGTGTTTCTCATCCTCTTAGAGTCCAAAAAACTATATTTGGACCTAAAGCTTTTAATAAAGTTGTTTCTAGAGATTTTAGTGAATTTCATAAATCATCAACTGTAGAAATAGACATGAAAAAGTTTTGGCAAGATTATGAAAATACTTTTTATGAAATACCAAAAGAAGGAACAACAAATTCTCATGAATATTTAATAAAACAAAGTCTAGACCATTATAATGATTATACTGATCCTAGAGATGATGAAATAATAGATCTTAATAAAACAATAGCTGAATTAGAACAACAACTAGCTCAACAAGATGATTTAAATAAAGAACACCCAATATTTAAAAATGGTACTTTCTTAAAACATCCAGATAGTACAAAAGTTTATTATATGGATCAGGGTAGAAAAAGAAAAATTAAAAAATGGGATACTTATCTTATACTTAAAAGAACACAAGGTCATCTTGAAGAAACACCAGATGAAGAAGTATATATATTAGTCACTGAAGATGTAATTAAAGGAATCCCTTCAGGACCAGAATTCCAAAATGAAGATCTTTATGGAGATGAAGAAAGAAAACAAGCAGAAGAAAGAAAAATAATACAATTAGATCCAGATGACTTTATAGCAGATCCTTCTAAATATGAAACAGTAAGTGAATATATAGCTGCTTTAGATAAAGAAACTCGTCAATTATTAGCTAAAGAAGAATATTTAGAAAGTTTAAGATATAGATATCAAAGAGATTTAGGAGCAAGAGGACCTGTATCCTTAACTCCAGATGAAAAATTATCTGCACAAGGAAGATTAGATGAAGTAACTCCAGAATTATTAAAAACTAGACGTACTATTATAAAATACACTAAAATATTAGAAAGGGTAGACCCAGATGGAGATCTTAAAAATGTAGAAATAGACACCTCTCAACTTAAAGATATAGTTACAGGTGAAATGCAGAAAAAAGTAACAAATAAAGAAAGAAATTCATTAATAGGAAAAAATTTAGTAGATAGATTTATAAAAGGTAAAAAAGTAAAAGATAAAAACAAATCAAACAAATCAACAACATCAGGACCCTCAACAGGAACTTCAACAGTAGGTGGGGCAGCAGGAGCTTTAGGTATGGCTGGATTAGGAA